AGATCAGATGGTTCAGGAACTACTGCTGCCTTCACAAACTCTATGAAAGCATTCAGTAAGAAGTGGAAACTAGGAACAGGTAAGTCAGTTGCTTGGCCTGTTGGTATAGGTAATAAAGGTAATGCTGGTGTTGCTGGTAATATCAGAACTACACCAGGTTCTATTGGATATGTAAATCAATCTTATGTTAAAGGTGAAATTAGAGCTGCTGAATTGCAGAATAAGAATGGTGACTTTGTTGCACCAACAGTTGAGTCGGGTGCTTTGGCACTCAATGGTATTACACTCGATGAGAACCTCGCAGGGACAGACCCTAACCCCACAGCAGAAGGTGCTTACCCCATTGCTACGCTTACATGGATACTTGCTTATGAAACTGGTAATGGTCGTAAGACTGAAGCAGTAAAGGCATCCCTATCAAGATTACTCAGTACTGAGTATCAAGAGAAGGCATCTACATTAGGTTATGTACCATTGAGAGGTGATATCCTTGAGAAGTCTCGTGCTGCTGTTGAACGAATAGGAAAGTAATATAAGTTAAAATTATGGGGGTCATAAGATCCCCTTTTTGATGTTCTGGTACCCGTACAAATACCTATTTGACGGAGTTTAATCTTTGCTATATAATTATGTTACGTTTCTTAACAAACGAATGACAAGTTCAACATCCAATATGGATCGTTACACAACTACTGAGTATGGTAAGCAGAACATGTTCTCTGCGGAACCACAAATGCAGTACGTTGAAAACTATCAAGGATATTGGAAGAATGCAGAACAACTTAATGGTCGCCTAGCGATGATTGGTTTCTTTGCAGCAATCCATAACTACATCCTATTTGGAGCAGTTATGCCAGGTATCTTTTAGATATCAAGGTCTTTTACACCGCTAGTGTTGACCTCTAGCTACTTTTTAACCCTCAAATCTAACAAAAGGAGAAAAAACAATGACACCAGAAGCAGAAAAGTTTAATGGCTGGATGGCCATGATCGGAGTAGTTGCAGCACTAGGTGCTTATGCTACAACAGGACAAATTATCCCAGGTATATTCTAATGAGTAACGTAGCAATTTGGCAGAGAGCAAACGGTAGGTTTGCTATGGTTGCTTTTTGGGCAGTCGTAGGTGCTTATACACATTTTAAGTATTTTACTTAAAAGTTAACAAAACTAAATAATTACTCGTACTTATCAGGGAATCAAAATAAAATGGGCGACCTCGTAGCCGCATCAGACAGTATATCTCCACTAACAGCAATCCTATGGTGTTTTTACCCTATGGCTGTTTTAGTGTTAGTTGAATTATTACTTCGTTCATTTAACGATGACGACGATGATGATTTTCAAGGTGGTAAAGGGGTTCGCATCGGTCAGATGGAATCAGTTCCCGTTGCAGTTCCATCAGGGGCTTGACTAAACGGTAAAAATACCTATATAATATTTGTAGAGTATTTTTACCTAGTCAAATGCCACAAGCAGTTTTTTTCGGTTTAATAGGAGCATACATTTATTTTAATGGACCTATCAGTTCTATCGTATTTCAATAATATATTAATATCCACACCAGCATCCGCCCATGGGTTGCTGGAATTTGCTTTTTTTGTTACAGTGGGTATAACCGCTGGATCATTAGGATTAATTTAATGACTATTGAGTATTCTACAATTACAGAAGGAGAATTAGAACTTCGTCAGAGAGTTTTAAAAATTCTTTTTAAAGAATTTGGAAAAGGAAAATATTCAAATAGATCCATTTATGAATGTGCTGATGATTGGTGTAGTAAGCAAGTAACTACCAATGGGCTTGTCGGATACTTTAAAGCATACTATAATAAATAGATAATTTTAGAGAAAGAAAAATGGATTGTCCATTTCAGAGAGTAATTAATGTACTTGCTGTTGCGTCTGCTGTTGTATCTGTTGCCGTTGTTGGCACTGGTGCTTACGTTTACGTTAACAAGGACGCAATCATAGAAAGCGTCACAGAGAAAGCACTGGGTGGTCTTGGTGGTGGATTGGGTGGAGATACACTTCCCTTAGGAACTAATGATCTTGCTCCTGATGCTCCACAAGCAAAGGCACCTCAATCAGCGGCTGGACTTCCTTCTGCTACTCCTAACTTTTAAATTAAATATTAAGGTGGCTATATATAACTAGTCACCTTATTTTTATGGCAGAAGAAATTAAGGAAGAAGTAGTAGAAGAAGTTCAAGAGGAAGTAAAAGAAAAGAAAGGTCCTCTTGGAAAATTAAAAGATGCTATCCTTCCAGATGCTGACGAACAAGCAGCAATAATTAGTACATTTGTTCGCCTTGGGGTATTGGTCTGGTCCGGTGGAATATTGACTTTAAATTATGTTGCCATTCCAGGTGTACCACAACAAAAAATAGATCCAACTTTTATAGCTTCAGTTTTTACAGGAGTTTTAGCTAGCTTCGGAATTCAAACTGCATCTAAGAAAGGTGACGGAACTATGAAGATGCAGAATGGTAATGGTAACGGCAACGGCAACGGCAACGGTGGCGGTGGTGGCATCAGCAAGAAAGATCTTGAGATGTTAATTGAAAAGGCATCACAGACTGGTCCTACTCAAACAATTAAGATTGAGCAAGCACCTATTAAAATAAGTACTGTTGATGACAAATCATCAGATACATTCAAAATGTAAGACGGAGGGTTCGTCATGGAAATTAAAGATGTAAAATGGACTAAGTGGTTTGCCCTTGGATTGGGTGGACTACTTGGTCTTTCTCATCTAGGGATGATTGGTATCATTGCCAATAAGAAACCAGAGAGTAAGTTCCCTCAACTCAACATTCCTGTGAGTGAGTATAGTTCTTATAGTGTTCAGGCAAATGAAGAAGGGTATGCTATTAACTATCGGGCAAATGATCCTTTAGTGATGCAAACTACTAAGGAAATAGAAGGAAAAGGTGGATTGTTTAGTGGTAAACCTACTACTAAGATTGTAAAACAGTATACAATGGATGGTGCAGAGCATCATGACGGTCCAGTATCTACTCGAAGTGCATGGATTGATCCATCAGGATTGACAGGTGAAGGCGAAAAGAAGCTTAGTGCCAAAACAATTGAGTGCATCAAAGCACGAGGTAGTGGTGAAGGAACAGGAAGAATGGTCGGCGGTAGCGTTGGTGCTTCTGTTGGTTCTGGTCTCACCTCTATACCTTTTATTGGTTGGGTTTTGGCAGGTGCTGCGTCGATGATTGGAATGGATCAGGGTGCAGATTTAGGTGGAGATTTAGCAGAACAGTTTAGCGACGCATGTGTCGAGGAGGATATCAAATGACATTATCTAAACAAGTAGAAGACTCTTTAAGAGACGCACAGGAAGATCTACGTGATGCCTTAGCATTTGCAGCACGTAGTGAGAAACCTTTTATTAGCAAGCATATTGCTTCTTTCCTAGCAGACATTGATAATCTTATTGATGCCAATGATATGATGGATAATTTAAGAAAGCAACTTGTTAATAGAGATGATAATGAATGAAGAAAATTTTAAAATGGATTAAAAGATGGTTAGATTTATCGCACCAAGAACCATGGAGGAAAACTAATGGGACTACCGGACCAGGCACAAAAAGTATTTGATAAAGTTGTTGAATGGGATCGTACCTTAGCAAAGAAGTTTCAAGACAAGTTTGGATTGACAGACTATCAGATGTTGTGTATTTCTTTCGCCAAGGGTTTCATTATTGGCGCGATCTTATTGTAATGAAGGCACCATATAAATGGTCAGCACAAATTCTACTTTCTTCTAATCGTTTAAAGAAGGTAGAATTCTTTTGTGAATCTAATTTAAGAGAGGATGCTGAACAAAGATGTAAGGCACTCTTTGGTGTGACAGATGTAAGACAAATGTTAAGGGAATGGAATTAAACGACAGTAATGTAATAGAAGTTCTTGAAGAACTACTACCATACATTGAGGCAGATGGTGGGTGGTTAGAATATGTTGAGACTGACTATACAGAATCAGGTGCATATGTTAAAGTTAGACTTGGTGGTGCATGTTCTACATGCGCTATGAGTTCTATGACTCTTAAACAGGGTATTGAAAAAAAGTTAATGATGGAAATACCCGACGTTACTGGTGTTATTCAGGTGCTTTAAATGGCTTGGTGGAATGATTGGTTATGGAGTTCAGATCCAAAGTGGGATCCTGATAAAGTAATTCGAGATGCTTTCGAGGGGATGGAAGTAGATTGCTTTCCTGATAGATTGGAATCACAAGGATATATGTATGACAAGGGTAATGAGTGGTATGAAAGAACTTGGACCACCAATGAAGGGAAGGAGTCTATTAGAGAGATATATCAGCAGTTAGAGAATGGAGAATGGAATAAATTGATGATAGGTTATGGTGATCAAGTCTTCTTTGAAGAAAAGGTAGGCAAACCCTAACTGTGTCTTTGAGTCCACACCTAATTAGGTATTTTTTACTACTTTTAGACTAAATATTGGTAGTATGGGATTGAAATTATCATGCCCCTAACGCAACAAAAGCATTACACCGTCGGATATCACGACACTCAGAAGCATCACTACGAAATATGTGAGTATGCAATGAGTGCCTACGACGCAATAGAACATAGTAAAGAGGATGTATCCTATCTTAAGGATCATCCTCATTTTATTGATTATTGTAAGAATCATTCAGAGATTGATAACATCTCTCGTCTTATGATGTCCGGAATACCAATGGGAAGATGAATAAGCACGAAATTATGTGGTGGATGAGTAGACTCACCATCATGGGAACTTCTTTAGGGTTAGCAGCAACCCTTGCTGCTAAGGCATATGTTTAAAGGTTACACCAAAGAAATGATCAAGGAGATTTTAGGGTCTTCTTGGCCTGAACCACCAGGTGAATCGGGTAATCTAACTAGAAGAAGAATAGGTAATGAGATTAGATCGGGGTTGCGTCCAAAGAAAACATTTCCAACAGCAGAGTCTAGATCTAAACTACCTAACTTTGATGAGAATGGGAAGTTTATTTACCCAGAAGGATGGGGTTTTAATTATATGCAATGGTTGAAAGATCACCCTGATTCAACAGAGGCAGGTACATATGGTAGCAAGGTATCATGAGTGAAGTAGTACACTCAGTTAATATAATGATTGCAATCCTATTAGTTGCTGTGGGAATTGCCATCTACTACATATTCATGTATGATACTTGGTATCCTAATGACCAACAAAGTGAAGATAGCAGTATTGGAATCCCAAGTGGAGAGATTACTGGACAAACAAAAGGAGCTCACTGAAAGAGTTCGTGCTAATGAGAAGGTAGTGGCTGCTATTGGTCTTTTAGGATCGATAGCAGTCGCTTTTATTGGAGCCGGATATTTTGCAGCACCAGCAGATGCATTTGAGATAGAAAGACAGCAACCAATAGAAGGGTCATTACCTGATAGTGCAGCAAGTGCTCAACAATTAATAAACAAGTTTAGAGACTGGGAAAGGGAACAAAAAAGAAGTGATCCCGAATTTGATATAAATAATGCACTTGCGGAATATTTCAATGGGAGCAATGACCCCACCGAGCAGGAAGAGCTGCTACAATTTCAGAGTAACGGAGATCAACAGAGTATTGGATGGAGATACGATTGATGTTACTATTGATCTAGGATTCGATCTTTTTAAAAAAGAGCGTGTTAGAGTGGCGGGAGTCGATACGCCAGAGAAGAGAACTAGAAACCTTGAAGAAAAGGCACTTGGTATTGACGCTACTAATTGGTTGAAGAAAAAATTAGAAGATACTATTGCAGGTGAGGGTGATGAACTCACTGTCAGAACTGAACTTGTTGGTGGTACTGGTAAGTATGGTAGACTATTAGGATGGTTATATATAAATGAAGATACCCTTTCACTTAATGAGCAGATGATCACGGAAGGTTATGCTCATGCTTATGATGGTGGAACCAAGGATATGAACCTTGAGAAACTGCGTGAAATTCGTAGATCATTCGGTACACTAGTAGAGGGTTAAACAGATGAAAGCATTATCAAAAGGATTTAACGGTGGTCTATGGGCATTCCGTTTAGTATTTGCAGTAGTCGTAGCAGAACTTGCTATCGTTGCAGGAACTGTAGTGGGTTGTTTTGAGGAGGATATCTGTACTGATGCAGACACTCAAGCAATTAAAGAAACAATGCAAGGATTAGCAACAAAGAGTTTCGCACTTTATGCTGCTGAGAAAGGTATTAGTTCTAATAGTAAGAAGGAAGAAGAAGCATAAATGGATTTGCAAAAGATGGCCACCTATGGAACAGCAGCAACTGTAATAAGTACTGGTGCTTTTGTGGGTGGCAATACACTTATAGATCAGCAAACTGGTGGTCCTCAGAAGAGAGCACAGGCAGAAGAGACTGAACTTAGGATGATAGTAAGAGAAGAACTTAAGCAAGTATTATGGGAAGCATGGCCAGAGAAAACTGGACCAGTAAAAACATATCCAAAACCAGATCCTAAGGGCGATTATAGAGAGACAACTCCCACAAGGTAATGATTCCTGAGATTCGTATTAATAATGTTGGTGTTGGTAATGTAGGTATTGGTGATGTAGGTATTGGTGATGTCTATGTCTCTCAACCTTATATTAATACTCCGTCTATAATGCAGATTGCAGATCAGAGAATATGGATGATGGAACCTTCTGCTTCTATTCCTGTAGAACCTTCTGTGGTAGTGGATATACAGAAACCTATTGTTGAAATGCCTGGTTGTGTGGAGGTTCATCAAGAGAATGCGAGAAGAACTAATGAGAGTCAAGTAACTGATGACCCTAGAGCAAATGTAGTACTGTGCGATTCTAATGCAGGGGTGCAACCATATTTTAGACCACTTGATTATGATCCTGGTAAATTAAAGATAGAAAATATCACTCCACCCCAAGAAGAACAAGAGTTTGAACCACAAAAAATTCCACCAGCACCACCATCACCACCAGGTGCTAGTCCTGAACCTCCTAGTACTCCCTCGCAGACACTAGAAGACCCTCCTTGTCCTGGTCCTAATGCTCCACGTTTAGGAGACGTAGCACAGAATCAGACAGAGAAGGTCAGTGGATTTGAATTGCAAAGGGATCCTAAGAATCCTGATGGTGTAAAAATATGTGTAACTTTATATGAGGATATAGGAGCAGTAGAACAGTTTCTTCCTGCACCTCAAGTTGTAGCGACTACGGCAGCGATTGCGACGGTGGCAACTGGATCGGCCCTCCTAGCAAAGCCGCTGGCTGATCTACTTCTGAAGGTGGTGAAGCCTGCCGTGAAAAAGGCCATCGGAACCATCCAGAAGAAGCTTGGGAAGACTCCTTACCGTCCGACTCAATCGGAGTTGAAGACGAATGAGTATCGGGTGAAGAAGGGACTTCTGGGGATAAATTTTGCGAAGGAGCACTCGAAGAGGAAGAAGAAGGAGAACCAATAGAATAAGTTCCTAAATCTTCAGCAGTACCCTTTGCTTCTATTGGGGTTTGTTGTTGTATTTGTTTTGTACCCTCCTCATTAGGTTGAGTAGTATCCTCATTGAATATAGGTCTAGGGAAGTCGTGAGTATGAGGAGTTAAAGTTCCTGGTGGATTTGTTACTATAACGTCAGCACATATAGAGGCATAAGGTGACTTAGGATGGAACATTATTCCGGCCATCATGAGCTCACCACAATTTTTAAGTCTTGCTATTTCAAAGTCTAATCTTTTGTTAGCAGTGATTTGTTGTTGTTGTGCTATCTGAGTGGTTGCGGCTTCCTTACATAAGTTCTGTAATTTTCTATCGAGTGGTAGAGAGAAGGTAGCCGATAGACCAAGGTTAAAATTATTATTTGCACTCATTTCAGTACGAACTGGTTTTTCCCACATTACTTGACCAGGATTATCAGGTACACCATCAGGTCCATCTACTTCGACTTCGATTGCCATGTCTGCACCATCTTCAATATAGCGAATGGGATTTCCATCATCATCAGTTAATATATTTCCACTTGCATCTGTTTTAACAGAATCATTATACCAATTTTCTTCAATAGGTATTTTATTTCCATCATCGTCTAGAATAAAGTCCCCCATTGTACCATCAGCATTATTAGGACCTCTTAACCATCCATCATACCAAGGATAGTTTTTCACACTTGTCATTGTGGTGGTGGTTCGTCCTGTATAATCCGAATTATTATATTGTGGTTGCATATAATGTCTCTCAAATGGATCCTTCCATGAGTTACTATACTGAATATATGGTGTAAAGTTAGCAGTAGGACCTTGGCAACTTATCTGGTTACCATAAGTGTTAGTTATATAAGGACCTTGTAAAACCTGAATTGCCTGGTTAGTTACTGAGCCAGAGGAGTTGGCTATAGGATTAGCAGTGGCTGATACGTTTTCCGCATACGCAGGGGTTACAGTTGCACCTAGGACACTGAGTAGGCATAGTTGTTTTCCTAATTTGAGAAGATACTTGTTGTATTTGTTACGCTGTCTATCTGGGTTACACGTTTTATTATGGTCTGGTTCGATAGCCCAGGTCCGTTGTAACTCTGGGTAAACTGAAATCCTTGTCCCGGATCGGTTATTGTAAACTCTCCGGCTGTGGTCATATCTAGTGAGTCGAAGGAGCTGTCTAAGAGCCCTATTGCGTCGTCGGGACCTGTTCCTACGGCTGCTGTTACTGCATTGGTTGTCATAGTGGGGGTCGGATTCAATGCGTCTCCGTTGTTGTCTACCCCTACCCCGGTTACTGTGTACTCCCATCCTGTTCTATAATCCACTGAATTGATAATTTCTGTCACTTGGGATTGTGTAGTGGTTTGAGTCTGCATAGATCCCTGGGTAAAATTAGGGACTACAGGAACTGCATTCGCTGCAGTTCCTAGACTACTACACATTAATAATAATGTTATTGGTATATAGCGTTTCATTAGTTAACTACTAACGCACGGTAATTTCGCTAACAAATTGTCCGGTAGCCGAAGTACCTGCTCCACCAGCCGTTAAAGTCATCACACCTGCGGAGGTAATAGTACCAGCTAAGTCTCCTTTAACACCACCAGATGACGTAAAGTTTGTGCCGTATGCTGGCATGTCTGCTACTACACCTGCTGATACGTCTACACCAGTGCCAATGGGATTTACCGCGTCTCCTTGAGTCCAGGATTCACTAAAGCTGAATGCCGACCCGCTAGTGTTAATATCGTATGCACCAACATCTAGGGTTGCAGCCGCAGTAGCCGTACCAGCAGTTAGTTTACCAAAGTGATCATTTTCTGAGGCCACTTTAATGTTATTACCACTTACAGTATAGGTTGAGCCCAACCTTGTACCAGAACTATAAGCTGCATCAACTGTCAGCTGAGTTGAAGTTGTCAATCTATGAACTAAATCAGCACGAGCCGCCATCGGAGTTGCTGCCATCATTAACATAATCAAAGGAAGAATCCTTTTCATATTTTTTGAGATAATATACCTATCGTTATTTAGCAAAATAAATCTTAATATATATGTACCATGTGTCGGATGATACCACCTCATATAGTGGCACAGAGGGCTTGCTATTTGCTTAACATTCCTTTATAATAAATAACATCGGTGAGCATATGCTCATCTTTTAATACTCCAAACCGAGACCAAGGAGATATGTCTCTCATCCTACCTTCAGATTTTAAGGGTACTGAAGGAACCTAAGTTCTACTGGCTCCCTACCAGTCCTACTTAAAGTTGCAATCATGACAACTCTTTCAAAAAGAGAGCAAGGGTTATTAGCTGGATGGCCTCAGTTTTGCGAGTGGGTTACAAGCACAAACAACCGCATCTATGTTGGTTGGTTTGGTGTCTTGATGATCCCATGCCTATTGGCCGCAACAACTTGCTTCATCATAGCTTTTATCGCTGCTCCTCCTGTCGATATTGACGGGATTCGTGAACCAGTCGCTGGTTCATTCTTATATGGTAACAACATCATCTCTGGTGCTGTCGTTCCATCTTCCAACGCAATTGGATTACACTTCTACCCTATATGGGAAGCTGCTACTCTTGATGAGTGGTTGTATAATGGTGGTCCTTATCAGTTGGTTATCTTCCACTTCCTTATCGGTATCTCAGCATACATGGGAAGACAGTGGGAATTATCATACCGTTTAGGTATGCGTCCTTGGATCTGTGTTGCTTATTCAGCACCTGTATCTGCTGCTTTTGCTGTATTCTTAGTATATCCTTTCGGACAGGGTTCATTCTCTGACGGAATGCCACTTGGAATATCTGGTACGTTCAACTTCATGTTCGTATTCCAAGCAGAACATAATATCCTCATGCACCCATTCCATATGGCAGGTGTAGCAGGTATGTTCGGTGGAGCATTATTCAGTGCTATGCACGGTTCACTTGTTACCTCTTCTCTAATCAGAGAAACAACTGGGTTAGATTCTCAGAACTATGGATACAAGTTCGGACAAGAAGAAGAGACATACAACATTGTTGCTGCACATGGATACTTCGGAAGACTTATTTTCCAGTATGCATCATTCAACAACTCTCGTTCACTTCACTTCTTCCTCGCAGTATTCCCTGTGGTTTGTGTGTGGTTAACCTCTATGGGTATCTGCACAATGGCGTTTAACCTTAATGGATTTAACTTCAACCAGTCAGTCGTAGACGCATCTGGTAAGGTTGTTCCTACATGGGGTGACGTTCTTAACAGAGCAAACCTTGGTATGGAAGTAATGCACGAGCGTAATGCTCACAACTTCCCATTAGACTTGGCAACTGCTGAGACTTCTGAGGTTGCACTTATTGCTCCTGCAATAGGTTAATAACAACTCCATAATTATAAAGACCCTAAATTAACTTAGGGTCTTTTTTAATGCATGGAATTAGACGAGCAACTTCAACTTGCCCATTTACTATTAGAAGAAAGAGTTTGTAGAGTCTGTGGAGAGCAGAAAAATCTTCTTCATAGTTATTATCGAGTAAGAAAAAATATGAATTTGCGTTCTTCTTATTCTTATGAGTGTAAAGAGTGTACGATTCAGCGTATAAAAGAGAGAAGAAAAAAGAATAATAGTTCTAAGGTTGAGTGGACATATCCCGATTGGTAATGTATACTATAAAAAAATAATAAAATTATGAGTGGAGATCAAGGTCTAGATAAGATCCATATATTTCATTCTAAGGAACCGACGGATGCAAAGGATATCTTGCTTCAAAAAGGTAAAGTAAAAAGTGTTTATCAGATTGCAGAGGATGCAGGAAGGGTTCATATTCATTTTCATGATAAAGTAACTGCTGGTAACGGTAGATTAGTTGAGTATCCCGAAGGAAAAGGAAAGGTATGTTGTCTTATTTCAGCACTTCTTTTTGAGGTTTTAGAGAAGGGGGGAATTAAGACCCATTATATTGATTGTCCTTCTCTTGATACCTTATTGGTGAAAAAGTTAGATATTATTCCTGTGGAGGTTATTGTTAGGAATATTGCTGCTGGTAGTATTGTAAAGAATACTAACATTAGTGAGGGAACTATCATTCAACCTGCTATTGTAGAGTACTTCTTGAAAGATGATGCTAAGGATGATCCATTGCTTACATATGATCGTGTAAGATTAATGGGCATTGATCCTGCACCTATGAAGGAACAAGCATTGGAAATTAATTACCAGTTGCAATCATTGTTTACTCTTATGGGTATTGATATTGTTGATTTTAAATTGGAGTTTGGTTATGATGCTTATGGCGATTTATTTTTAGCTGATGAATTATCACCTGACAACATGAGACTCTGGAAAAAGGGTACGGGAGAAAGATTTGACAAAGACTTGTTTAGAAAGGATGAAGGTGATATAGTAGAAGCATACCAGTACATTTTACAAAATCTACGACAGTTCGCATGAACATCTTCGTAACGCATCCTGATCCACACATGTCTGCTATGGTATTACCAGATAAACATGTGGTTAAGATGCCCTTAGAGACCACTCAGATGGTTTCTCTATTGTTTTCTCCTTGGTATTATGATTGGGGGGAAGTCCTTAAAAAAGATGGTACTCCCTATGATACTACTAAGGGTGCATTTCGTAATCATCCTTGTACCAAGTGGGCGGCTGAGAGTATGTACAATACTGCATGGTTAATCCAGCATGGTTGTGCATTAGTTTTTGAGTATTGGCATAGGTATGGTAAGATTCATGCTTGTGCTAAACCTTTGTTTAATGCAAAGATAAAGTTCCATCAGATGGCAGGTGAGGTAATTACTTGTCATTGTATGGTAGAATCGTTTACAAGAGCAATGCCTAATGAGTTTAAACATAACACAAGCATTGACACTTTTACTGCTTACAAGAAATATCTTGCCAGTAAACCTTGGGTTGCATCTAATTATTTACGTGACCCATCTAGAAAACCAAATTGGATTTAATTATGGCGATTTACAATGACTGCAAGATCGTTATTGATCTTAATAAATTGGTCAAAACACGACCATGCGGAGTTGATTTAGATGATCAACATGTGGATAATATTGCGAATGATTTGAGAAGAAGAATGACTTATGATACACTTTTTAGTCAAGTGGATCAGGCTATTTGGGATTATGCAGAAGAATGTAACATAGATCTTAGTGATTCAGAAGAGTGTCAGTCTTTTGGATTCCAGATTCCTCAGTATGGACAGATATCACCTGAACCTGGACGTGAAGCTGAACTAACCAAAAGGGAGGCTGAGGCAAAGAAAAGAAAGAAGGAGTTTGAGAAGAATTTTGAGATGGTAGATTTAGAAGGTGGGTCTTGGACTATTCAAGTACCTAGGAGAAAAATAAATAACAAAAATGGAGATAGTTAATGGAAGAAAATCCTTTTTGGGGTGAACCTACACCTACTGATCTGTGGGATGATATGGATAGATTAAACGGTCTTTATGAAGAACTTGGTTGGGATCATACTGATTACTTAGATTTTTCCATTGAGGGAAATCATATTACTATTAGAAACAAATCAAGGGAGGGTCGTTAATGAGTGAGTTTGATATTGATATTGATAAGGCATTAGAGAATGCTAAGAAGAATGATCATATAGGTGATTGGACACCCTTATATCCAAATGGATTGGAGTCTGTAAGGAAGTCTGTTGATAACTGTGTCAATTTGGCAGGTTTAGATAAGAAGTTAATGGAAGAACTACTTAAAGGTGAATGGAGTGAGTATCAAACATTAAATTCGAGTGGGAGATCGAGTAAGAAAGTCGTTATTGAATACGACATAAACACTAAATAAAATTTTAAAAAACTATGTCTGACTTACAGAATTTCACGATTTATTCTCGTGAGGGATGTCCTTATTGTGTCAAAATTCAAGAGGTGTTAAAGCTTGCTGAATTAAGGCATGTTATATATAAACTCGATAGGGACTTTGATCGACCAAGTTTTTATCAACAGTTTGGTGAAGGTTCTACCTTCCCTCAGGTTGTTTTAAATGGAGATAATCTAGGGGGTTGCACTGATACTGTACAATACTTACAGAAGAATAATCTAGTCTAATGAAAGACGACTTTGAAAATGTATATGATATGATAGAACATGCTATTGAGTATGCTTTCGAGGGAAAAATGCAACTCAAATTTTATGAGTTCTTGAAGTATCGTAAGACCACTAAGACAGAGGTGGATTCTTTTCTTAATAGTTCTACTGCCAAGGAACTTGCTGACGAGGTAGTAGAACTGAGAGAATATATTAGAGGAGGTAAAGATAACGAACATAAGCAATTGCGTGAGGCATATCATCATATCCCTAAACCTCAGGCAAGAAAAATAATGAACTACTTAGGAGGCATCCTTGAAGATGCAGTGAGGTATAGTAATGACCGAAGACCAGGAAGACGAAAAAAAGGATCTAAATAAAGACAAACCTCTGGAAATAAACAGAGGAGTGGAATTATTGTTACGCAATAGGAGGAAGAAACCGAAGTCTAAAACCTTCCAAGTTAAGTTTTCTTTCTTTAATAGAGAGATTACTTTCTTCTTGGATATTAAGAAAAAATAACTCTCTGGGGGATGCCATGGAAATGACCATAGTAACATTAACTTTAACGACAGTTGTGTCGTTGCTTGCATTATTAGTAGGAGGTATGATAGGATGGATGGCACGACAGCATTCATATGAAACCACACCTCAAATAGTGTATACTCATCCAGAAATGTTTGATGCAAATGGACAGTTAGTTCCCGATGAAATTTTAGCTCTAAGAATTGAAAACAATTATGACAACGACACCGAAGAAGAAGACGACGACTAGAAAGAGTAGAACTCTTAAAGCAGGTCTTCCTACACCTGTACCAGCAGTAAATAGTCTTCCTACTAATCCTTTTATATTTGAAATATTAGATTTAACAAGTAAGCAAAAGTCTAATGCAAAGAAGGTTCAGGTTTTAACAACTTATGAGCATGATGCTTTGAAGTCGGTTTTGAAATGGAATTTCGATCCTGGTTTGGTAAGTCTCTTACCTCCCGGAGAAGTCCCTTATGCCGAGCCAGAGGAGCAGACAGCATATGCTGGTAGTCTATCAGAAAATCTCCGTAGAGAGGCAGCAGGAGGGCAATCAGCCACAGGACAAGACTTAGATGGTAGGGGAAGGACTTCTTTACGTAGAGAGTGGAAGAATCTGTATCATTATATAAAGGGTGGGAATGATGCTCTTGCTACTACTCGTAGAGAAATGATGTTTATTAATCTTCTACGTGGGTTACATCCCAGAGAAGCAGAGCTTCTATGTCTGGTTAAGGATAAAGATTTAGAAAGTCAATATAAGATAACTTGGCCAGTTGTTAAGCAAGCATTTCCAAAGATGACATGGAGTAAGTAATTATGGGAATTAATGTTGGGGGTGAGACGATTAATCGAGGAGCAGAAAAATTGGCCGCCGAAGAAAAGAAAGAAGAAAAGAGCAAGATTAATCCTTCTGATTATTCTTGCGAAGTTCTTTTAGAGAAAACTACTAGGGATAAAGCGGATAATAGAAAACTTCCTAGTGATGCGTTTAATGTAACTTATATTGTAGAAGGTGAGAAACGTTTGGATGTTACTCGCTCAGGTAAAATGGTAAATGTTTTTGATCTTTATTATGATAAATATGGGAAAGATTCAGTCCAGCAAATTGAGTATGGTCATGGTACAGTGAACCCTAGTCAATATGGATACAAACAACCCGAAAAAAAGAAGAGGAGAAAAGGATGAACGAAGATGATTTACTCAGAGCTCAAATAAATGAGCTCATTCGTGCTGAAATACAGGAAGGTATTAATGATTATGTAGATCAGAAAGAAGAATCTAAGAAAAGTGGTCTGGGTTTTGTTGAGAAGGAGGATGAAGATGAATTAAAAGTTAATATATCTAATGCCGAAGTGGAAAGGTTACTTAAAGAATATAAGAAGATTAAGAAACAGCAGAAGAAATCTAATTTACATCAAGTAAAACAAATGGGATTGGTGGATAAAAATGGAAGACAGCTCAAGCAAGATTGATACACAAGGGATGGGTGGTCCCGTTGATCCTAATTACAAATCAAGTGGAAAACCACAAGAACATAAACCTGCGACCATTACACCTCGCAGGTTATTTACCCCTCAGATGGTTAAGGAGTTAAAGATATTAATTAATGAAGTATTAGATGAGAGAGAACATAAAAAGAGAATGGAAGGAGCGTATGATAATGTGAAACCATTACCTGTATCTTACTTCGACACTCAACATTTCAAACATTATGTTGGTGAGGAAGAACCACCTTATGAGGATTGGAGTCAATGATTTTACCAGGAACCACAGTAACCATTAAAAATACTTCTTCAATTTATTGGGGATATGTTGGATTCGTTCAGAGAATAAGTGGTGATCGTGCTGCGGTTCTCTTTGATAATTATTCTCCTTGGGAGAAGATGATTACATTTCCTATTAAAGACTTACATGAAGGTGGAGTGTTACCAAAATGAGACTAGGAGTGATGTGTTCTGGTGAAGGAACTAACTTTGAGAATATAGTTCACTCATGCCCTAAGCATGAAGTTGTACTCATGGTTTACAACAAAAAGAAATGTGGTGCAAAAAGAAGAGCAGATCTGTTGGAAATACCATCAGTTCGTATTGCTAGTAAGGATGAAGATCAGATCATTCAGATCTTTGAAGCATATAATGTAGATCTTATAGTGATGGCGGGATGGATGAGAGTAGTTTCTAAAAAGTTTTGTGAAGCATTTGCTGGAAGACTTATTAATCTTCACCCATCTTTATTACCTAAGTATAAGGGGTTACATGCTATTGAACAGGCAATGAAAGCAGGTGAAACTGAGACGGGTGCCACTGTTCATTTTGTCACAGAACATCTAGACTCTGGTGCTATAATTAAACAGCAACCAGTCCCTATTCTTCCTGGTGACACGGTGGATTCATTACAAAGAGCAATTCAACAGGCAGAACATTATCTTCTTCCCTTGGTTATCAATGCATTTTAAAGACACTTACCGATTATGGTTTTGGACTATGTTAAGTACTAAGTACAGGTTAGAACTCACTGATATCTGTTGTCGAATGTTAACAGATGATGGTGTACCAGTTTCCTTAGAAGAAAGAATCTGGATGAAAAAGTTATGTGATGCTAATCCTCATGCAAGAGAGTTAGCTTCATCTTTATTATGTCCCAATACAGTAGGGGAGGATGTCACCTATCATGAATAAACTGTAGATGCTGTTTAATTTTAAGAGGAAAAAAAACTTTATTCTTCATAAAAGAAATGCATTTTCAAAAGAAGCATGTGTTCATGTCATTAATTATTTTGAAAAGAGAAGAGACCTTCATCAGATTGGAACAATATGTGATATGAAAATTGATTATAGTATAAAGAAATGCACTGAAATATTTTTGAAAAGTAAGGATCATGTTATATTTCATGATTTATTGTTTAAAAGTCTAGATGATTATGCAAAAATATATCCTTCTGTTGATAAGTTAAATAAATTTAGTATTCATCCTCATCATAAGATTCAAAAATATAATCCAGGAGAGGGATTTTTTGGAGAGCATTGTGAGAATAGTGGTGATGAAGACACTGTTTTGGCATGGATGATTTATTTAAATGATGTGACTGATGGTGGATATACTGAATTTCCAAATCAAAATATAAAGTTTCAACCTAGAAGAGGTGATTTTTTGATGTGGCCTGCTTATTTTACTCATACACATTTTGGTATTGTGAGTAAGACGCAGACAAAATACATTGCGACGGGATGGTATAGTCTCTTAACTGTATCAGGGTGATACAAAAAGGTAGCAATGAATACATACTTGCATATATAATACAGATATGTTAGCATATCCATACGTTCATCCCATTGTGGGACGCAAGTAAGTCGCGGAACGGGTACGTTCATCCCTTCGGGGACGCAAACGACTAAAGGAACGGGCCTTAAAATCCAACTACTTTAGGAGTAAAATCATGGCGAAAGTCACTTACAGAGGTGTCACCTATGACACCAACGACAAGCAATCTTGTCAGAAGCAGGTCTCTGAACTTACTTACAGAGGCATTAAGCATACAGAGTCTACGACTGTGTGTGCAAGGTGAATTAAGTCTTACTTGGACTAAGAAATAAAGGAGGGGCTTGACCCCTTCTTTTTTTATGCTTATAATATCTAAATAAAAATAAAGCCATGGATCCTTCCAGAGAAAAACTTAAATTGATTGTTAGAAATCTTAAGTCTTTGGTTGATGCACTAGAATCAGAAGTATATTCTGATGTAGATGCCTATCAAAATTCAAAAGCATTCGCAGGAAAAATTACCGATTACGATGAGGTCTTTGATGACGACGATGGATACGCAGATTAAACTTGTAAGTGTAACCCCTGATGCTGAGAAGACTATGGGGTATGTTGCTCGTGTGAGTAACCCTAATAATCAAGACAATCCTAAGGTTGCTGGTCTTTTATCCTATTGTATTAAGCACGGGCATTGGAGTGTCTTTGAACAGGCACATATGACGATAGAGATTAATACTACTCGTGGTCTTGCAGCCCAGATACTAAGACATCGTTCATTCACATACCAAGAGTTTTCTCAGAGGTATGCTGATGTTTCTTATTTACGGGAACATATACCTTTGCCTGAGTTACGTAGTCAAGATACTAAGAACAGACAGAATAGTATTGATGATGTAGATCCCCTAGTGGTTGATAGATTCAACAAGGAAATGCGAAAGCATTTTGATGCAGGAATAGATCTCTATAAGAGTATGCTTCATGCTGGTATAGCAAAAGAGTGTGCTAGGTTTGTACTTCCTCTTGCTACACCAACTCGTTTGTATATGACGGGTTCAGTACGATCATGGATTCATTATATTGATCTACGGTCTGCACATGGTACACAAAAAGAACATATGGATCTTGTTAAGAATGTTCGTAGTATTTTTATAGAACAATTTCCTATTGTTTCCCAAGCCCTTGACTGGGTTTCATAAATAATTGTAAACTTATTGTATTGATATGGCAACATACCCCGTTATTAATAAAGAAAGTGGTGAGCAAAAGGAAGTAGTAATGAGTGTGCATGATTGGGATAAGTGGAGAGAAGATAATCCTAGTTGGGAAAGAGATTACTCCGATCCTTCTACCATGCCAGCTCTAGGAGTTGAGGTTGGTGAATGGAGAGATAAACTTGTGAATAAGAATCCTGGATGGGGTGAAGTTCTTAAGAGTGCTGAAAAAGCTGGTGGTGTTTCGGGAAGATTAGCACGTAAAGGATCTTACGAATCCACCACTCAATCTGTCATGGAACCCACTGAATAGTATGCCACGTAAAAAGAAAACAACAGACCCAATTGGTGTCGGTATGACGGCCAAACAAATGAAAAGAAAGAAACCTATTAATACGGATTTAATGAGAGACATTGAGCCTCTCACCGAAAACCAGCAATCTTTATTCAATGCATATGCAGAGAATAAAAATTTATGTGCATTTGGTTGTGCAGGTACAGGTAAGACTTTTATTACACTTTACAACGCACTTAAAGAAGTTTTAGATGAAACTACACCTTACGAAAAAATTTATATTGTTAGGTCTCTTGTTGCTACCCGTGAAATTGGGTTTCTTCCTGGTGATCATGAAGATAAATCCTCACTTTATCAAATCCCTTACAAACATATGGTGAAATATATGTTTGAGATGCGAACAGAGGCAGATTTCCAAATGCTTTATGCTAATTTGAAAGCACAAGGAACCATTGATTTTTGGAGCACTTCATTCATACGTGGAACTACTTTTGATAGAACCATTGTTATTGTAGATGAGTATCAGAATTTAAATTTCCATGAACTTGATAGTATAATGACAAGAATAGGTGAAGATTCTAAGATCATGTTCTGTGGAGATGCTACTCAATCGGATTTAGTAAAACAAAATGAAAGAAATGGTGTAGTAGATTTCATGAGAGTATTGAGGTTAATGCCATCAGTTGATCTTATTGAATTTGGAGTAGAAGATATAGTGCGTTCAGGACTATGTAAAGAATACATTCTTGCTAAGATGGAATTGAATTTATGATTCATATCTGTGATGATTTTTTAACTGATCCTTATACAGTTAGAAATCATGCATTGAAACAGAAATTTATAACCGAAGAACCATTTAATTATCCAGGAGTTAGATCATCAAATATTCCGAGTGAGATTAAAGATTATATTAGTTCTTATGTAAACTATATTACTCAAAAATCTTCATTACGAGAAGCACGTTATACTGGTGGTGGTTCTTTTTTTCAAGTGATGTCTAAAATTTATGGGGAGGGTCAATTTCATAATGATCCTCACGATTATATTTTTATACTTTATTTGTCTTTAGATATTCCTGTTGATTCAGGAACTGAGGTGTGTGATTATGATCATCCTGCTGCTGCATCTAAATTAAAAGATCAGAACATCACCGGAAGTTATATCGACAATCAAAAAAGATCTTTTCAGAAGGATCCTCATAATTTAATAAAAAGATATAGATATGCTAGATTGAAAGAGAAAATAAATTCTTATTTTAAACCAATAGTAAAAGTTCCTAATAAATTTAACAGAGCTCTCTTTTTTCCTGCTCATTATTATCATCGATCACAAAAATCTTTTGGAACTTCTATTGCCAATTCTAGATTAACCTTAGTATCTTTTATAGATGAAATAAATTAATGGATGGACAGAATTCAAAAAATATGGTAAAGTAAAGAGTGTAGAGAATAAAGAAGAGTGGTAGTTAATTTTAATTATGTTCCATCATTGTAATCACTTAGGTGATCTTGAATTAAAAAAGAAAGACACTCCGGGATGTAGACTCTATGAACTTCCTGATGGTCAGTGGGTTCCATCTATTACTTCTGTAACTTCCTTCTATAATCGACAGATTTTTGTAGAGTGGAGGAAGAGAATAGGAGAAGAAAAAGCAAATGCCATTACCAGAAAAGCAACCGCCCGTGGCACAGATTTTCACGAAGCTGCTCAAGCATATTTGGAAAATAGAGATTTGGTGTGGGAGGATTACCTTCCTGCTACTAAGTTTATGTTTCATCATGCTACACCATATCTGGATAAGATAAATAACATACACGCTATAGAAAGAACTCTTTACTCTGAGTACCTTGGTCTTGCAGGTAGAGTTGATTGTATTGCGGAGTATGAAGGAGAGTTAGCGGTAATAGATTTTAAAACATCTGAGAAGATTAAACCTGAGAAGTGGTTGGAAAACTATTTTGTACAGGAGACCTTCTATGCTGCTGCATACTATGAACTAACTGAGATCCCTGTTAAGAAGTTAATTACTATTATGGTTACCCCTGGTGGGGAGGTAAAGGTATTTGACAAAAGAAATAAAGGGGATTATATTAAATTATTAGTGAGGTATATTAAAGAATTTGTATCAAACAATACTAGGTCGAATAATGCCCCAGAATGAATTAGAAAAGGTGATGGCGAGTAAATTTTTTTGCTCTACTCGTTTTGCTGAGGAAATTGAAACATTGGTTTTAAATAATGCCGACATGAATTATATTGATGCTATTGTTCACTTTTGTGATCAAAATAATATTGATGTTGAATCTGTACCTAAACTTATATCTAAACCTTTAAAAGAAAAGATTAAATGTGATGCACAGGAGTTAAACTTTATGAAGAAGACTTCTCGTGCAAAGCTTCCCCTCTGAGGGAAATTCGACTTTTAATTCCAAAAAAGTCGAAAAAATACCCCCCCAATTTTTTACCCTTATTACCTTTTGGCATGGAAGATCTATTACATATGCATAAACTTGCACCAGGCACTACGTGTCCAGTGATGGTTACGAAGCTTCCTAAACAGATTCAGAGGGAAATTGATGGGTGGGTAAATGAAAGTAAGAAGTTTAAGAACAGTCCATTAGCATCACTGAAAGCCCATGAGAATGTAGGGTATATTGCTATGGATGGTAAGAAACATAATTCATATCAATGCTCCATCTCTCCTCATTTAGTTGATCAATCTTTCTGGTTAGCATGGGTATTGAGATTGACTGCAAAGTATTGGGGAATGGGTAAGGATAATAGAGCATTTAAATTAAGAAAGTGGGATGGTCACTTTGATGGGTATGATATATGGACTAACTTTGCATATAAAGGAGATGATAATCCCACACATAACCATGCAGGATTTCTTTCAGGTGTGATATATTATAAGAATCATAAGCATCCTACAATATTTGATGAACATGGTTTAGCATATGAAGGTCTTGATGGAACGATGGTTATGTTTCCTGCAAGTACTTTGCACCATGTAGAACCACAGACAGTTAATAAAGAAAGAATTACTTTGGCATTTAATATAAGTGAATTTGTAGACATGAGAACAGATAATGTGTACGCATGATGCCCTTTGATGCCTATCGTTGTTATCTCTCTCTAAAAAATCACTTTACCAAAGATCACTATGATTATATAAAGTATCGTGGTAAGACGAGAGCTACTCAACAAGCCTTTTATAAAAGAAAGGATAGATTTTGGTTTGAAAAGTTTTCACGACAGAAGAGTGATAAAGAAGTAGAAGAATTTTTTGTATCTAATTTCATTTATTCTACTGATCCAGGAACTATGTGGATTGGTGAGATGATTAAGGAAGGTGAAGGAAGATATCAAGAATGGAAAAAGAAAACTCAATCTCTTTCATATATTTTTAAAGAAGAAATTAATAACCTTTTTGATAATAATAAAGTAGATGATGTATTTGATTGTTCTAATGGTCATCCTTTAATTTTGAAGAGTTATTTGGGGAAGAAAACCTCACTTGAAACTTTGGTAATATGTGATAGAATATTTGAGTATAGGAAAGATTTTGATGAGAGACTGAATGATCCTGTATGGGAAACCGTCAGTCGCAAGATAAAAAAGTATACTCCTTTCCTAAATATAGATGTATCACGTTATAAAAAGATTCTAAAGGAAACTGTCTTATGAGTTTTTTCCAATCTGATGTTGTCCGTGCAGAGATGGCGGAAATTAGTGAACTCCAAGAGGAGATTTATTGTAATGTATTTAAATTTCCTACCATGTCTAAGGAAGATCAACAATATCATGTTGATGTTCTGGAAAGACTTTTGGAAAAGCAGAAGGTTATGTATACTCGTTTGAGTTTATCTGAGGATCCTCAAGCGAAAGAAATGAAGAAACGTATTACAGAATCTGCATCTATGTTTGGTCTTCCAGAAAATGTTGATATGAATGTTCTGTTTAATCAAATGGGACAAGCAGTGGGGATGATGAAACAGCAGATTGACAAAGGAATCTAATTCTTTTATAATAAGAGGGTACACACAAGCCAAATCTCAACAAATACGAGGTAATCTAATGTCATTTAAAGACTTAAAAAAGCAATCCTCTCTAGGATCTCTAACCCAGAAATTGGTTAAAGAAGTGGAGAAGATGAACACTACTAGTGGTGGAGCAGATGAAAGACTCTGGAAACCAGAAGTAGATAAAACAGGTAACGGTTATGCTGTTATCCGTTTCTTACCAGCACCACAAGGTGAAGATATTCCATGGGCTAAGATGTATTCCCATGCATTTCAAGGACCTGGTGGTTGGTACATTGAAAATTCTTTAACTACCACTGGTGGTAAAGATCCTGTATCTGAGCACAATCGTGAACTCTGGAACAGTGGTAATGAATCCGACAAGGATGTTGTTCGTAGACAGAAGCGTAAGCTTTCCTACTATGCAAACATCTATGTCGTAAAAGATCCTACCAATCCTCAGAATGAAGGTGGAGTATTCCTCTACAAGTTTGGTAAGAAGATCTTTGATAAAGTAATGGAAGCAATGCAACCAGAGTTTGAGGATGAAACTCCAATTAATCCTTTTGACTTCTGGCAAGGTGCAAACTTCAAGTTGAAGATCGTCAAGAAGGATGGTTACTGGAACTATGATAAGTCAGAGTTCGATGTAGTCTCACCTCTTCTTGAAGATGATGATGCACTAGAAGCATTGTGGACGAAGCAGTATTCTCTTGCTGCTGTTACTGCTGCTGATCAATTCAAGTCTTATGATGACTTGAAGAAGCGTCTTGATTATGTTTTAGGACATAAGCAACCTACTCGTCGTGTATTCGATGAAGAATTGGAGAACGAGAGTGAAGGTCGTGGATCATTTACTCCTGACTTTAAAACAAGTAAGTCAGAACCAGTAGCATCTGCTAGTTCAGAGGAAGATGATGCACTAAGTTATTTTCAGAAACTTGCTGAGGAATAACTACGAATAAATTTTAATATTTTCTGATGCTTTAAGGGTTCCACTCACATATTGACTGGAACCTTTTTTATATTCCATCATTTCTTCTAGATCATCTGTAATAATATGTAAGTAACTATTTTTGAGTAAGAATATATTTCTTTTTGCGTCTTCTAATTTAGATTCATAGTCATAGTTAGTGACTTCAGTAGTAATATCGGAGCGTGTTACTTCTCCTGATTGATACCAATCATAATAAGTGACTGAGTAATCAGAAGCTACTTGTAATCCTTCGGGAACTATTACTGCACCTGCTGTATTTTTTACTTCTTTGGTTTCATAGTGATGTGTATCATTCATTTTGTCATATGTTCCATACTTATCTAACATGAATCTATCAAAATCATTTTGTAATAATGG